GACCCACGCACACCCGAGAAGGAGGTGCGTGGGGGATGACCCGTGCGCCGAGCATCTGTGTCCGCTCCGTCAACTTCGACTCCCGCTCATCCGACGACGGCCGAACCCTTGAGGGCTACGCGGCCGTGTTCGACTCCCCGACCCGCATCCGCGGCTGGGAAGGCGACTTCGAAGAGACCATCCGCCGCGGTGCGTTCACCCGGTCGCTGAAGGAACGTGTCCCGGTCCTGCAGTACGACCACGGCAAGGATCTGCGGGTCGGGTCGGTGCCGATCGGCTCCATCGACGAGCTCCGCGAAGACGACAGGGGCCTGTACGTCCGGGCGCGGCTGTACGACAACCCCGTCGTCGAACCGGTCCGCCAGGCCATCGCCGGCAGGTCGATCCGCGGCATGTCGTTCCGGTTCGAGGTCCCCGACGGCGGCGACACGTGGACCCGCACCGGCAACGCCGAGCAGCGGGAGATCCGCGACGCCGACGTCCATGAACTCGGCCCCGTCGTGTTCCCCGCCTACGACACCACCACCGTCACCGTCCGGTCGCTGCTCGCGCAGCTCGACCCCGGAGAGCGTGACGCCCTCGTCCGCGAAGTGGCAGACCTGCTGCGCTCGGACGTCCCCAACCTCGCCGGGCGATCCGCACAGGGTGCGGGTGGCGGCGATTCCGAGGTGCAGCCGCGGAGCGGCGCCTTCTCGGGCCTCCCATACGACCTGATCCCGAGAAAGGGACACCTGAGGTGACGATCGAGATCCTCGCCGAGCTCCGCGACCGCAATGCCGCAGACCTCGACAGCAAGCTTCCCGACGAGCTGCGCGGCAAGACGCCCGACGAGCTCAACCAGTACGTGGAACTCCTGGACGCGCACCTGCGGTCCATGCACACCGACGAGGACACCGGCGTCCTGCGGGACAAGTCCCCGGAGGAGGAGCGGGCGTTCGCGTACGGGCTGAAGCTCCGCGAGATCGCCATCACGAAGATCGACGAGCACCGGGCGGTGCAGGAGATCTTCAAGCGCCGGCCGAAGGCTGTCGAGCGGGTCATGGCGAACCTCGGCAACTCCGACGACGCGTACGGCGACATCCGCCGCATGCCGACCAACGAGGCCCGCGACCGGGCCCTGCGGGTCCTCGACGACCGCGGCTCATCGGCGCACCTGCGCTCCGACGAGAAGGACGAGGTCGAGCGGCAGATCCGCAAGTCGACCGACATCGCCCGCCGGATCCTCGTCACCGAGAACGAGGCGTACCGGGACGCGTGGCTGAAGATGGTCACCCGGCCGAACGGTCACATGTACCTGACCGACGACGAGCGCCGCGCGATGCAGGCCTTCGACGAGTACCGGACCATGTCCGAGGGCACCACCACCGCCGGCGGGTTCGGCATCCCGGTGTTCATCGACCCGTCGATCATCATGACGGCGCAGGGTTCCGACAATCCGTTCCTGCGGATCGCCCGGCAGGTCGACATCAACACCAACGCCTGGAAGGGCGTGTCGTCGGCCGGCGTGTCGTGGTCGTTCGACGCCGAAAACGTCGAAGTGTCCGACGACTCCCCGACGCTCGCGCAGCCCGTCGTCACCGCCTACATGGCGCGCGGCTTCATCCCCTACTCGATCGAGGTCGGGCAGGACTACCCGTCGTTCGCCTCCGAGATGTCGATGCTGCTCGCCGAGGGCTACGACGAGCTGCTCGTGGACAAGTTCACCCGCGGCTCCGGCACCGCCGAACCGCAGGGCGTCCTGACGATCCTGTCGGCAACGGCCGGGAACCGGGTCGGCGTCACCACCTCCGGCGTCAACTTCGGCCCCGACGACCCGTACAAGGTCTGGAAGGCGCTCGGCCAGCGGTTCCGCCGGAAGGCGTCCTGGCTTATGTCGGTAGACGTGAACAACAAGATCCGGCAATTGGCAACCGCCAATGTCTTCCACGCCTACACCGAGTCGCTGCCCGCCGAGTGGGCCGACCAGCTGTTCGGCAAGCAGACGTACGAGTCGCCATACATGCCCGACACCACCACCAGCACCTCGGCGAACTCGGGCCTCGCGGTGGTCGGGGACTTCAACAACTACCTGATTGCCAGGCGCGGTGGCATGTCGGTGGAATTGATCCCCCACCTTTTCAGCACTACCACCAACCTGCCCTCGGGCACCCGCGGCTGGTTCGCGTACGCGCGCATCGGCGGCGGAGTGGTGAATACGACCGGGTTCCGCCTTCTGGTGAACACGGCCTGATGGCCGAGCAGAAGCCGGTATCGAAGCCGGCGCCGAAGCTCGCCCGCGCCGCGGAGACCGGCGACCCCGCCGTCCAGTTCCTCCTCGCCGAACAGGCGACGTGGGGATCTGTCGGCAACGACGACAAGGTCGCCGAGATCGAGCAGAAGCTCAACGACCTCGGCTTCACCACGAAGTAGCGACGAACCGAAGGCCCCGGCACCTGTCCGGGGCCTTCGGCCACCCGAGGAGCACCCCGATGGACATCGTCTACGCGAAGGACTGGGTGCACGCCCAGATCGACGGCAACATCCGCAGGTTCCCGCCCGGCTCGCACTGGCCGGCCGACGACCCGTACGTCCGCGCGAACCCCGGCCAATTCGACGCCGACCCGCGCTACCACCTCGCGTTCACCGAAGCCCGGCCCTACTACCTCGGCCAAGAGGTCGAGCAGGCCACCGCAGCCCCCGGCGAACGCCGGAACACCCGACGCTGACCCAAGGACACCCCTCCTGTGACTGAACAGCCCCCCGGCGGAGCCGTCGCCATCGCGTACGTGCACTCCGACGACGTGAAGTACTCGTGGCACCACTCCCTCGTCCAGCTCCTCGATCACGACCTGGCCAACTCCGCGCGCATCTGGTCCGGCGGGTTTGTCTCGATCCGCTGCGGCACCGACGGGCTCGCCCAGGCACGCAACACCGCGGTCCGGGAATTCCTCGCCGACTCCACCGCCGAATGGCTGTGGTGGGTCGACACCGACATGGGCTTCGCCCCGGACACCGTCGACCGGCTCCTCGAAGCCGCCGACCCGGTCGAACGCCCCGTCGTCGCCGCGCTGACGTTCGCCAACCGCGAAGTCGACAACGACGGCATGGGCGGCCGCCGCGCCCTGGCCGCGCCGGTCATCATGCACTGGCGGACCATCGACGGCCAGACCGGCTTCGACACCCGCTGGGACTACCCGCCCAACGAGGTCATCCGCTGCGACGGCGTCGGCGCCGCCTGCGTACTCATCCACCGCAGCGTGCTCGAACGCGTCGCGGCGCAGTTCGGACCGAACTGGTACTCCCGCACCCGGAACCCGTCGACCAACGAGATGATCTCCGAGGACCTGGCGTTCTGCGTCCGGCTCGGCGCGCTGGAGATCCCCGTCCACGTCCACACCGGCGTGAAGACGACGCACGCAAAGACGTTCTGGCTCGCCGAAGAGGACTACTGGCGCCAGCGCGCACTCAACGCCCCGCCGCCCGAGGTCGCACCCGTCGTCCCGGCCGGCCCGGTCGACCGGACGTGGACCGTACCGCGGTACGCCATCATCCCGACCCACAACCGGCCGGCGAGGGTTCTCTCTCTGGTGGCCTCGCTCAGCACGCAGTGTGACTACATCTACGTGCTGGACAACGCCAGCGAGCCACCGGTCGACATCGAGAAACTGACGGCGGCCGCCGGCTCCGCCAACCTCGTGCGCTGGTACGACTCCGAGCAGCCGCCCCACCTGTCGCGGTTCTGGAACTTCCTGCTCGAGCACGCCAAGAACTGCGCCGAGGCCGAAGGCTACGAGCTGTACGACGTCGCGATCCTCAACGACGACGCGGTCATCCCGGCGGGCTGGTACGACGCCTGCTCGAACGGGCTCCGCGGCCACGAGACGGCGGTCATCACCCACACCACCCCGACCCGGCCGGCCCTGCTCACCGAGTTCGGCAACGACCCGGCCAACCGGATGACACCGCACGCCTTCGTCATCCGCGGCGAGCAGGGATTCCGCGCCGACGAGTCCATGCGCTGGTGGTACTTCGACTCCGACCTCGACCAGCGGGCCCGGCTCGCCGGCGGCGTCCTGTCCGTACGCGGGCCGCAGGTCATCAACTCGCTCGCCAACACCACCACCCGCGGGCCGCTCGCCGAGCAGGCAGCCAAGGACCACGCCACGTTCGAAGCGAAGTGGTCCCGGTGACCGTCGGCTACGGGACATGCGTTGGCTCCTGGGAGAAGCTGTACAGCAACGTCATCCCCCGGGTCGGGAACCGCTCGCTGATCGGACTGTCCGGCCAGACCTCGCTGTGCGTCGCCTACAACACCATCCTCGACGCCTACCGCGGCCGGAACCTCGACGCCGTCGTCCTGCTGCACGACGACCTCGAAATCACCGACCGGGACGCGGAGGAGAAGTTCCTCGCCGCGCTCACCGACGACGTGGCACTCGTCGGGGTGTGCGGCGGCAAAGGCGACAAGACGCTCGCCTGGTGGACGTCCGAGACCGTCGGGCACCAGATGACCGACTCCGGGATGCTCGACTTCGGCGCGCGGACCGGGGACGTGGCGTTCATCGAGGGTAGCTGCATGGTCTTCAGCCCTTGGGCCGTCGAGAACCTGCGCTTCGACGAACGCTATCCGGGCTTCCTCGGCTACGACGACGTGTGCCTCACCGCGCGCGCCGCCGGCAAGCGGGTCACCGTCGTCGACGTCGACACGCACCACCACTCAACGGTCGGGTTCAAGAGCCCGGCGATCGCGGCCGCGTGGGATGTCGCCGAGGAGATCTTCCAGGAGAAGTGGTGGTCATGAAGCGCTCCTCCTGCTCCGGGTGCGGCTGCCTCGAACTGGACATGTTCCTCGACCTCGGCCTGTCGCCGATCGCGGACGCGTACACCGCCACCGCGCACGAGAAGGTCCAGCGGTACCCGCTCCAAGTGGCCGTGTGCTCGAAGTGCCGGCTGGTGCAGCTGCTCGAGGTCGTCGACGACCTGTTCGGCACCGGCTACAGCTTCTACAGCTCCGCGAGCGCGCCGCTGTCCGCGTACCACGCCGCATACGCCCAGGACGTCCGTGGCCGGTTCCCGGACCTCGTCCGCCACGGCGTGGTCGAGGTCGGCTGCAACGACGGTGACATGCTGCGCCACTTCGGCGACGTGCCGCACCTCGGTGTCGACCCGGCCGGCGGGCCGACCGACGTCGCCCGGGGACGCGGACTCGACGTGTGGACGCGCCCGTTCGGGCTGGCGCCGGCGCACGAGCTCCGGGACCGCCGCGGCCGGCAGGGTGTCGTCATCGCCAACCACGTCCTCGCCCATGTGGCAGATGTGGCCGACGTGCTCGCCGGCATCGCCGCGCTGCTCGAGCCGCGCGGTGTCGCCATGGTCGAGGTGCAGTACCTGCCCGACCTGCTCGTGAACAACGCCTTCGACCTCGTGTACCACGAGCACCGCAACTTCTTCAGCCTCTCCTCGCTCGAGCAGGCCGCGCTACGGCACGGGCTGCACGTCATCGCCGCCGAACTCACCGACCGGCAAGGCGGCAGCCTGCGCGTCACCCTGTCCCGCACCCCCGCCCGGAATCCGTCGGTCGACCGGCTCCGCGCATCCGAGACATGGCTCAACTCCTGGTCGGCGTACGAAGGCATGCAGGGCCGGGTCCAGCGGATCAAGGACCGACTGTGGGACCTCCTCGCCGCCGAACTCAACGCCGGGCACACCCTCGCCGGCTACGGCGCACCCGCGAAGGCCACCACACTGCTGGCGTTCTGCGGCATCGGCGCCACAGTGCTCCCGTTCGTCGTTGACACCACCGCGGCGAAGCAGGGTCGACACATCCCCGGCACCGGGATCCCGATCCTGGCTCCGGACGACGCGCCGCCGGTGGACACCCATGTGCTCCTGGCGCACAACTACCTGCACGCAATCGTCCGCAACAACCCCGGACAGCGCAGGTGGATCCTCCCGATCCCGGCCCCGGTGATTCTGTGATGGAGATCGAAGAGCGGTTCTGGGCGAAGGTCGACTGGGATTTCTCAGCCCCGGATCGGTGCTGGCCGTGGACGGCGAGCAAGATGCGTCGCGGTTATGGCCAGTTCCACATCGGTCGCAACGGCGGCGAACAGACTGTCGCGCGAGCCCACCGCCTCGCATTCGAGCTTGAGTACGGGCCGATCCCGGAGGTAAACGAGCACGGCGAACCCGTGCACATCGATCACACCTGCCACGATCCGGCGGAGTGCCGGACCGGCGAGCGGTGCCCTCACCGGGCGTGCTGCAATCCGTCCCACCTGAGGCTGACGACCAACCGGGACAACCATCGTCCAGATCGAGTGGCGTCTCGTCGTGCTGGGCCGAAGCCACCACCCAGATCGAAGGCCGAGGTGTCGGCCCTCCAGGCGGAGTTGCGCCGGGAGTGGTGGGCGAGCCTGACGCCGGCTCGCCGAGCGGAGGTCGTTGCCGCAGGGCGCAAGGCGCGGTGGGGATGAGAGCGTTCATCACCGGCGTCACCGGGCAGGACGGCTCGTACCTGGCCGAGCAACTAGCGTCGGACGGGCACGAGGTGTTCGGGCTCGTCCGCCGGCACCGACCCGCACCGGGCAGGGTCCGCTTCCTGGTCGGGGACATGCTCGACCAGCCCTCGCTCGAGGCGGCGCTGCACGTCGCCCGCCCGGACGAGGTCTACAACCTGGCCGCGGTCACCGCCCCCGGCGGCGGCTGGGGAAGCCCTCAGCCGCCTCTGCTCGCCGACGTGACAGCGGTCGGGGTGGTGCGGCTCCTCCAGGCCGTGGCGCGGGTGTGTCCCGCCGCCGCCGTCGTCCACGCATCGAGTTCGGCGGTGTTCGACCCGCACCGGTACGGCCTGTACGGCATCGCCAAGCGGTTCGCCCACGACGCCGTCATCGGCTGGCGGAAAGAGTTGCGCTGCTCCAACGCCGTCCTGTACTCGCACACCTCGCCCCGGCAGGACAGCCGTTTCCTCGCCCCGACGATCGCGGCCACCGTCGCCCGCATCCGACGGGGCAGCCCGGAACGGCTCGTCCTCACCGACAGCAAAGGTGCACGGGACTGGGGTTACGCACCCGACTACACGCGGGCGCTGCAGCTCATCGCCCGCGCGCGCGGGGCAGGGGACTACACCGTCGCGACCGGCAAGGCCCACGCC